TGAAGAGGTATTAGAGCCTGCAGTGGTGGCAATTGCGGGGGAATTGAGTCAGTTCTTGAATAACAATAGACCCACCAGCAGCGAATGCTTCAGCGGTAAAAATCGTAGGCCGTTTTACCTGAATAATATCGCCTTGTTTGGCGAAGGTATCACTGTAGTCTTTCCAAAACAACATTGGCGCTACCAAGTTGTCAGAAAGGATTGGCAAAGCCTCTTGTGCAATGCGCTTTGCGGTTAAAAATGCGTTAGCCATAGTTTATTTTCCTTTTCTTTGTTCTGTGCGATATTCATGAACTTCTTGATCGGTTGCTTTCTCAAAATCAAATGGTTCATCGTCATCGCCTGTGGGATTTACTGGCGGGGTATCATCGTCCGCTTTTTTTCCATTTTCAAAAAAGTATTTGCTATCGGTTTCGATCTTTTCAAGCTGTTCTTTAATTCCTACTAGATTTTCATCTTCGATTTTCAAAATACTTTGATCAATCAATGCCTTGATTGATCTCTGAGCGTTTTCATCAACTGGGCGGGCGCTGGCAATTGCAAGATCTACAGCGGAGGCCAAAGTAACCTCTTTTAATTTCTTTGCTGTGTCACTCTCAAGTGTGCTGTAGCTTTCCTTCAATGTATCTAGCTTCGTTGTTAACTCTTCATTATCGCCGGCGCTTGCTTTGAGCTTATCAAGATCTTCATCTCTCGTTTCTAACTGGGCTGATAATTCATTGGCCTTTGTCTCAGCGGCCAAAAATTTATCTTTTGAGACATAATTACCCTCAACAAGATTTGCGAGCTTGATCTCTTTATTATCTGCCAATTTCTCAGATAATTGCTCAAATGTTAATGCTTCTTCTCCGAAAAGTTTCTTCAGTATATCCACGTTTTTTCTCCTACTAGATTTTGTTTTATTGCCGGTCTACTCCGGCTGGTTGGCCTTGAGTTTAGAGCCCTTCAAGGTAGGGAATAAAAAAAGAGCCGTTTTACCGGCTCTTAGGCTCTTCAGGTATTGTTACTTCGATCTCTGTTTTACATATCTTACACCATAAATACATCTTAACGCAAGTGGTATCCGTATCAAACTTGCACAATTTACCCTTTTTACATACTGGGCAAATGTACCATTTTTTAGAGTTTTTGATCATCTGGGGGGGTCAACTGTCTCTTCTAAAATTTCGTATTCGATCACTCCGTAAGATTTGGCAATGATTTTATGCATAGGAACTTCTTTGCCCCCTTTCCCTCTTCGCGTGCCAACCTGTTCACCCAGAAAAGCAATTGAGCAGCTTGTTTCATCCTTGCTGTGAACATCCAAACTAAGACATTCTCTAATTTTCTTTTGCCCTAGTGCATTTAAATATTCAACTTTTATCATGTAACTCTCTCCTAATTAATTTATTTACTTTGATCAAATTACGGGGCGCTTTTTCATTTTGGGGCGTGTGCTCCTCGCAAGTATCATCCTCTTTCATATATCTAGCATGTTCTGGGGACTCCATGTTGCTGCACCAATTATCTACCCATTCAGACATGGGCTCACGGTAAAAAACACAACCTTTGCAATATGCCATTATGCTACCCCCGCTGTTCTAAACGATTCTTGTAGTTTTTCCCAGGCTGGCCCATTCCGATTCTTTATGCTCACAAATGAAGCAAGAGTCTTTGGTGCATCCTCTCCAAGCCTGGTTTGGTATCTAACAAATTGCTTTCCATTAGCATTCAATACCCGCTTGACCTGTTGCCCCTGATTGTAAGCCTTAATCTGCCTATTAAATATTCTTTGTTGGGACCTGCTCATGCGACCAATATCAAACGATCTATTAGAAAACGCTTTATCTTGCGCTAACTCTTGATCTGATTTTAGCGCTGGAATATAGGGCTTGATTCGGTGCCTACAATTGGGATGAATATTTGCATGATCACCGCTAAAAGCTGTTTCAAGGGGCGGGTATTCTGGATCATCGCCTGAAATAGAATAAACCCTTCCTTGTAACGGCCAGCAAATCGGGCAGCTTTCGGCGTGTGAAGTCATCTTTACTAGATCCCCCCCGACTCTTTGAGTACGCCTTATACTGGCCTGGTTGGTTACTTCGGCGGTGGTACTACGAATCACGGTTTCAGCATAAGAGGAAAGAGGAAGGTTTACCAGCTTACCGTTTCTCCTAAAAGAAAACGCAGTGATTCCTTCTTTTGCGAGGGCTTTCAATAACGCTGCCTGAGTTCGTTTTATCGTTGATCCAGTAGTTATTTTTTCTTTCACAGCCTGTTTTACAGCCGCTTCAACACGCCTTTTTATATTTTCCTGTAAGGCGTTTGCTATGTTTTCAAACAAAGAATCAGTCTCATCCAGAATAACCGCTATAGATTCATTATCAATAACAGAAAATGCTTCAGATAACTCAGGCGGTACAACCCCAGCCATAGCAAAGGCTTCTAACAAGGCTTGGTTAGATTCTCTTATTCCTAGTAGATAAGCTGCGGGTATCGCAATAGAAGCCCATTCATTGCTGCTTGCTAAGAGGGATCCCAATATTGTTTGGGTTCGATCTAATATTAATTTTTTATATTGCGCTGTGTTAATAGCCCCCCTGTTTGAAAGAGAGATTATTTCCTCAATCAATTTCTCTTGCGCCTCTAAGTAAAGAGCGATTAACTCAATAGAAGAGGGAGGCGGTTTAGGCGGTAAAGGAAGCGCCAATTTAACTACCTTCTATTATGGTTATTTCACTTTGCTCTGCTACCATTTTCTTGGCAGTCTCTTCGTTTATAGTAAGGGCTTTGAGAAGTTCAATTGCGACCCCTTGAGGAGTTGTCCCAGCACTTACGCCCTTCAGAACATCAACGGCGGCTTTTATTTGTGCGCCATTCAATCCCCCTGACGCTGCCCCACTTGCTGGCGCTACATCCGTAGGCACATCTTCGCCAAGCGCTGTTCTACCAACAGTTGGGAGGCCTACCCCAATTGCCGCCATACCAGCGGCTTCCTCTGCTTGAATAGCAGCCGCCTTCTCTTCGGCTTCCTGTCTTTCTAATCCGTCTTGCTCCCTAATCTGAGATATGAGGGTATCGCTAGCCCGATCACCTAACCGGATCTTGCCGATTTCTGCTTTCTCAAAGGGGTCGTTAGGTAATCCATCTTTCCATGAAATAGAAATATCTTTCGTTTCTATCTTCCCATCTTCACCTTCAATTATTAAGGCAATGGTTTTCTTAAACCCTTTATCAAATGTTTTCCGTACTCGGGACACCTTAGAAAGAACATTCACATATAAAAATCTTAGCGCCTTTCCTGAAAGGTTCGTTCTGGCAGCAAAGTTTGTATCAAATATAGCGGTGCCCATCTCAGAAATAATAGATAAGATATTAACAAGTTTATCGATCTCAGTAAATGCGCTTTCAAGTTGCCCATCCCAGGTTATGTATTCGGCTACCGGCTGGTCTTTATCGTCCCTAGGAAAATAATTCCCCGCCTTGAAAGTATATTCTCCCGTTTGCTCATCAAACTGCAATGCGCTTTCAGGACCAGCCATTGAGGGTTCGGAATGCTTATCTAAGATCTTCGCTACTTGAGCAAAACGTATTTGGAGTTCATCGATCAATGAATATAAATCTTCATAATCATCAACCCCAAACACTGTATCAGATGTAGTTACACCAGCAAAATGAACAACAGCAAAATCATCTAATCCGGTTTGGGTTATTACATCTGGATCTTTTTGTTTCTTTATTTTTCCGCCTTTTATTGTCTTAGATCCTTGTGTGAATTGGCCTTTTTCATGAATCTGGTAAGTTAATATTTTATCTTCCTTCTTCCCCTCTGATTTAGTCCAGGCCAAAACATGAAATACAATCTCTTTTAGATTGTCAGGGCTTACTACCGGATACCATATTTTTGGCTGTGTAATTGTAGCTACTTGTTTACTGTCTTTTTTTCTTATTAACAAAAGGGCATCCCCGTATCGGCTAGCATCTATCGCAAGTTCAAATCCCAGTGAATTCAAATCTGATTCACGCACAACATCATTAACCGCTTCGGTTTCCTTTCTTGTTTTTTCAATATCCCTAGAAGTTGATGCTGAATAACCTGGATCCTCTTGGAACAAAAAATCACCCACTTTCAAGCTAATTTTGCGATAGAAGTTTAATAAAATTCGGTAATTCTGTGTTCTGAATAGCCATGTTTTAGAAGTTTCTATAAATTCAGCTACTATCTTCATCGTGCGGGCGCTTATTATTTCTTCCCCTTCCCACTTTCTTTTATTTTCGGCATACCTAGCTAGCCTTTCTTGCTCTGAGGGAGGCGGCCAGGGTTCACCATCTTTTAAAAAATCAAGTGATACTAACATATGCTTGTGTTTCATATCTTTTTCCTTATGTTCTAACCGTTACCGGCGCTCCCGCTTTTCTCTTTGCCATCAAACTTTCAAATGCGTATCTAGCCGCATCATGCATACCGTGATTGTTTTTATCTACAGGGATGGCCATAGTCTCGCCCCACTTATCTTTCTTCCATTGCTGCGTTTCTGCCTCTTGCTTGAAACGAATACAATCAATGTGAATAACTATCTTATGGCCCTGCAACCATTTTATACCATGTCTTACGCTATCCGGTCCCTTTTTCACAGCTCGAGCTTTTAGCCCTAGAGACTTTAGATTATAGATTGACTTAGGTTCGGCGCTATCGCACATCAAATAGCCTTGACCTACCTCATCTTTTATTTCATCATAAAGAGCTTCATCGCTTAATCCGGTTTGATAGAATTCAAATATGACATAGATGGTTTTCTTTTTCTTATCATAATGAAATTTGATGTAAGCTGCCGGATCACTTGCAAACCCGAAGTCTAATCCGTGGTATATATTATCGAACCTGGGAATCTCATCGGTTAGATCCCTAACAACCCAATTCTTGAATATCACATCACCTAGAATACCCCAGTTCCCGAGCGTGTAGACCTCATAATAATACTCATCTTCTTCATTTTCAAGCTCTTTTATATCTTCGGCTGTAAGAAAACGATTATCTTTATAAGTTGTTTTTAGAATCGTTAGCTCATCACTCTCATATCTGGTTTGGCCTTCTTCCCAATTGATTGCAGAGAAATAATCTTTATATATCCAGTGTGATTTCAATATGGGATTGAACAACATCGTTAAGCGCTTCGGCATGTCGCTCACATCTGAGAATACATCTATGCCACGTAATCGTTTATTAAGTTGCTTTACGTCATCCCGGGTAACTTCTGTAGCTTCTTCAATCAAAATGTCTGTGATTACACCTTTGCTTGAGGTAATAGATTTGAGCTTTGATACATCGTCTAGACCACGGAATAAGATTTGATACCCATTTGCATTACAGGTTATTTTCATGTTGGTTAGATTGATCGTGAATTCATCTTCTAACCCCCAATTCTCTATGGTTTTAATTATCTCTTCAAATACCGATCCCCTAATATCCAACTTGACTTTACGGCATATAAGATAATTTCTTCCCCCAGCTAAAACATCCATTAAGGTGCGTTGGGCAACTAAAAATATTGATTTTCCAGAACTAGATCCACCAAATATAATTTGGGTGCGTGTATTATTTTCTAGCTCAGGCAAGTACACATCGTTGAATATGCTTTCGCCTATCTGTACATCGATCTCAATCGCTTCTACTGTCATTTATCTTTTACTAAAGTTACTTTGATTACTCGCTCTCTATCATCTTTGATCACATCGATGAATCGACCATCGCTTTTACCTATCCAGACGTTAGAACTTTCAGGATCTTTGAGTTCAATATTCGGGCCGTTTCGTGTGTTTCTAATTGCTTTTATCAGGTGCCCAAAGCCGTCTTGCTGAAATCGTTCAATGTCGAAATCAGCTATTACGCCAACTAGGTAAGATTTACCATCTTTATCTATGTCGTATCTATCCCTGAAGCTGATATATTCAGCAACATCTACGATCACAGCAAGGCGTGAAAGGTTCCAAAGCGCCTCGTTTCCGCTCATAATAGCGTCTTGCATACGAGCTCGAATATGTTCTTTAATCTTAGCATTTCTTAGATTCTTGCCTCCCTGGACCGCCCAGACATTAATATTACTATTTTTGTTGCTATAACCAGCCAATTCAGCGGCTTTCGTTGCATTCTTTGTCTGAAAATAAAATTCTAACCAGTGGGCTTGCTTTATGGTCAAAACAGGGAGCCCGTTTTTATCTGTTTTATCTTTCTTCTTCTTAGCCATCTAAAGATCTCACTTCAATAACTTAGCCATATCTATAATTATTTTTTTCAATGTCGGTTTGATTGTGGCTAGAAATTTTCTAAACTCTTCCCAATCGCTATATTTTACCCAGATCTTGCCTTCGGGGGTTCCCAAATATAAAATATCCTCCTCCTCATAAAGTATTATTCCCCGAACACCCGTTTTCTTATCCTGTAAATAATATAGATTAGGCATTGCCAGCCCACAATATAGCAGATGTGATCTCTGAGCAAGCTCGCTCATCCATTGAAATATCATCATATTTGGCTTCTCCCATAAGCATATGCACCAATTCATGAATCACCCACCAATCCAACCTATGCAAATAGGGCAAATTGCTTAGATTAATAGCAATTCTAGCATATTTATATTGCCATTGATGCCAGCATTCCATAAATACCAACTCATTAGAAAGCATTTTATCCGATTCTAAGTGATTATCATACCATTCAAGATCAAATTTATAACCATGCCCTGTAACAATGTAAGCCCATTTCTCGAAGGCTTCTAGAACGTCTTTCTGTTTTGCTCGGATTAGATTGGGTTGATCTTTAGGCACTGTAATAGTCCATCCAAGCATTTACCCACTCTACTTGCGTTAAATCTTTCTTAAATATTTTTTTGTACCAAGGGAGTTTTGATAAATAGGGTTGAAGCACATCTTTAGATACGCTTATTGTGGCACGTCCTCTTATCGTTTTCATATGCTCAGCTTCATTAATAATGCTTTCTGCTAATGTTTCGACTACATCTTTTCCCTCTAAATTGTCTTTATTCCATTGATTCAGATCTTCTGATAATTGTTTCATACCCCCCATAATATACGATTATCTCTTTTAAATCAATGCGGGGCTACCTTTTTCATCAACTCTAGAATTGATTAGCCAGTGAATTATTCTGGCAAGGTAGCCCCTTTCATTAAGGGAAACTATATTAAATGGGTTCGTGGTGAATTAAGAGCCAACATCCTTCGCCCACTCCCATTTCTCATCAAGCTCGCCGTCAAAAATAATAGCAGTGCCAAGGATAAGCGCCATTGTTACTAGCTTGATTATTTCACTCGGAAAACTATTAACCAATATTTCAAACTTTCCTAGCAAATCTAGGTCCGTTCCATAAACCGCTTGATATGAAAATAGAGTAGCAGTAATAACAGAGCCTACGCCACGAATACTAGCCCATTCTAAGAATTTGCCTACAAGGGGTAGATTAGATAAGCCACGGGTGAGAGCCTTTGCTATCTCTGTTGCTCGGCCAATGCCAAAGGCCACGCCCGCCCCACCACCAAAAGCGAGAACCACGGCCACAACCCAATCAACAACTTCTTCAGCATTATAGAGATCTAAAAAGCCAGAATCTGCATCCCCGGCAGGAAGATGTCCATCCCAAGCCATAGCTGGACCAACCGCGCCAAAGGCAATCACAATCACAACCAAAAACAAAAACAATTTACTAATCTTCTTATTAATCTTCATCTTACTCTCCTAAATAGTGATTCAATCTCGAATTCACTATACAGTAGGAAAATTCAGTTGTCAAGCCATCTATCGGCCTTATTGATTGCTTTTGATGTATCGGTACGTTGCATAAACGACAATGATTAATGGTATGAAGTTGCCGGTTTCAACATAAATATTACGCGATATAAGCACCCCTCCACCAACTATAGCTGCAAACAACATACCTTGCAGCACTGCTTTTATTAAATCATTTGGTTTACCCATTAGTTATTCTCCTTATGTTTCTTATATGCCTTATATAATTAAAGATTTCTTAGCTTCAACAAATGCTTCATTGAAACTCTTGTTTTGATCTATCTCTGCTTGAAACACGCGAGCAAAGTTTGCTACCGTGGAAAGCGGAGTGTCTTGGCTCATGCCCGAATTTTCTAAGAAGCTGATTATGCTCGTTTCGTCTACTGCGGGCGCCAGCTTATAGATTTGCTTCTTGAATGCTTCCGGCCAGCTTGGTTCAATTATATTCACAGCAAAATCATTATCTGGCTCTACCAATTTCTCAAACTCCTCATTATCAAATGTGCCCACAGGATCAACCATCGGCGTATGAAGAGCCGCCAGATTAAATCTCAGCTTCAGCACATTAGACTCGGCGCGCTTCCTGGCTCGGTCATGTTTGTTATACATGGGATTATCATATTCACTCTTTTTCACTACGCCATACCCATACCAGGATGGGCGCTCTCCCATGATTTCTTTGGCTGAGACGAATTTTTCTTCTGTTTTCTCGTCCAGCATTGCCATAATTTCACGAAGTTGTGACACCCAGGTTTCACGGGCGAACGCGTCAATCAGCTCTGCCCGGTAAGCAACGTCTTTGCCATGGTCGTAATCAATGAATCCATCTAGGTCTCTGGCGTCATTAGAAAACACAATATGATAAATAGCGTTTTCTCCATGCTCTGCCTTGTATGCTTCTGCAGCTATTCTGCGGCGCCCAGCAATGCCGGCCACGGGACCAACTTTTGGAATGTAGTAGGCTTCCCCAATCGTAGGATTAAGGTTATTCACTACGGCAAAATTGGCTAGAGCTAATGCCTCTGGATCTGTGAGTTTGTTTCCACCGCCAACCATTAGCTTGATCTCAGCGGCCATCTGCCCGATTTCCATTTGCCGATCATCTGAAATGACCATAGGCAAACTTTGTGAATTTGCTTTTTGTTGAGCTTGTTCCATTTTGTCTTTTTCCTTTTCCATCGTAGGGGATTTTTTTGATACCATTATTTTATTTTCTCCTATTAATTAGTTTTTGAATAACCAAGCCAATCAGATGAGAGGCTAGACTCCATAACCCAGCAAGTATTAACGTTAATAATATTAGTCTCATTTTTCTACCTCCTCATCTGGAACAAAGAACTTCAGCAACACATCATTAGCCTTTGCCAATGTTTCTAATTCATCTTTACTTAATTCGGCTTCGATTTTCTTGAAATTCAAATCAGAGGCTTTTAATTTATTGAGCATCGCACCCATTAATCCCAGCACATCAATAGCTTTTGTGTCGTTATATTTCTGTGCGTTTATATGTTCCCTAATACCCAAATCGTCACTCATTCGTTTTTGCCTCCGTGAAATCAGCATCTATTACAGAATCACTTTGTTTTTGTGTTGGCATAGCAAGCGCCAAGGGGCCAAACTCACCCGCAGTAATGATCTCAGATAATGTAGATCCATCCTCATTCGCAATCATCCAAGGAATCAAAGGCGAATACCCGGGAGAAAGCCCTTTCATATAATACATGCCGTGTAGAGATTGCCTAAACATGTAAAGCGCCATCTTCAAAACTTTCTCTTTTTTGTTTTCGTTGGTAGAATCTCTTTTTGATAGCTTGAATGGTAATGCAGCGATCTTCATTTTCCCCTGCATTACCGCCCCGCTCTGTTCAAACGAATAGTAAATCATGTAGCCATATCGTTTAACACTCTTGCTCATAAACTGCCCTGCTTGAAAACCTGTGACGCTGGCACCCAGCCTCCCCATCGCCGCGGTTATTTCGGCTTTCAAATCCTCAATTGTTCTGGTTGTGGCATGACCACCCCAACCACTATTAGCGGCCACCTCTTCAAAAAACGGAACATCTAAATCATCTTTTTTATCTTCAGGTATAAAATCCATTATTTCACGCTCCTAATCATTACTTGTTTGTTTTCGTATTTCTTTAATCAACCATTTCTTCAGATACTAATCGATCTATAAACGAAGGTTTTGATTCCTCTTCTTTAAAAACTGAATAGGTGCCATGTTGAAACGAAGATACAGCAACCACAATCCCGGGGAATCCTTTATGTAGCTTCCCTCGATTGTTTTCATCTGCTATACAAATTGCTTCAATTAATGCAGAAAAGAAACTTCCTGGTTTACTGATTCCATGTTTGATTACTCCCTCGTTTCCCGAACCACAGAAAAACCCAGCGACTATTTTTTCCGAATCTGTAAATTGAATTTCATCTATTTGTGATTCATTCATCCTTCTAACTCCTCAAATTGATTATGTTCAACCACATATTTGAATCCCGCAAGATTGCCATGATCAAAGCTAGTTATGTGTGCCAAACTTTCTTTTGAAACTATATAGGTTTTAAAACTTATTAGATCTTGCACAGTTATAATATCTAAATCCTGTTCTATGATCTCAACCCAGATAGAAACGCTTGGCACATATTCATTATTCAGCTTGAGCGTATAATACGCTACAGTAATTTCACGGTCAGAATATCTTGTAGCTAAATGTTGTAGCTGTTTCCAAGGGATAATATCAGGCGTGCTTTTTTCCTTTGGATTGATCTGTTCGTGGGGGATTGTGGTCATTGAAGGTCAATCCTTGTTACCGCGAGAGTCAATTCTTTGATTTGCAAATCAAGGTTTATTATATAAAACAATAATCCTGAAGAGGGATAATCTAAGCGATACGCAAAATTCCCAATCATTTTTAAGACACTAGCCAAGACGGGGTCGTTAGCAAAATCTTCTGCAATTTCTTCTAGCTTGTAGCCATGAGGATCGCTTAGCCATAATTCAATCCGTTCAACTAGTGAATTTCCACCATCGTCGCATTTTCCATCGTAGCCCTCAATCACGTTGCTAATACTATGTTGCACCATTAAATCATTCATTTCGCTACCTCCTCAATATCTACCTCTTTATCAATCAGCTTCTTAGCTCTAATGTGCGCTATGATTTCAGTTTCGGCGGTCTCTGTCATCAAATCGCCCTTTCCGTCTTTGTCGAATATTTCAGCATACCATCCGTTTTCATATTCAGAATAAGTTATTCCATAAAACATATGCTTGTATTGATAGATTTTAGTTTCATTCATTTCTCACCTTCCTCTTCGGTAGGCTTTTCTGCAGGATAGTTAAATATTTTCCTTGTGTGCTCAACGCCGTCACCAAAATCAACAATCCAATAAGTAAAGGATTCGGTTCTCTCAACCCACCTAACTAATCGGCCTTTCAGTTCGGGGTCTTGCTGAGTTATAGGATCGTGATAAATCATAACCTCATCGCCGGCCGCATCATAGCGTTTCATTTGTTTTTCACCCATCACACACCTTCCTCAATATCTACACACCCGAACTGAGCATGTCCATCTTCGCCGTCAATACCTTCTACCCAACGCGAGTGAGTTTCATCTTTCCGATATCCCATTAGCTCAAGGTAGCCAGTCTCATTATCAAAATGCTTCACCGGAGCCGCGCCGTTCTTTCTTGCCCCGCTGCTGGCGAACATTCCAAATATCTTTGCGCCGTCAATCGTTGTTACCATGGCTAATGTCATGCCGTGGGTTTTGGCAATTTTCCAATCATTCTTGCCAAGGCGATCACCTGATACTGCTACTCTTTTTCCTGCGTGCTTGATTGTTCCTGTTTCCATTTCGTTCTCCTTAGTGTGTGTGTCTCAACTACCTATAATTATATCAAATCT